GACGAACGCATATGGGCGGCGCTGCACGACAAGCGTGCGGTGTCCGACATAGCATTAGAGGAACTGAAAAATGAGTAAACTAAACTGGCGGTCGATGATTGCCGTGCTGTCTGACCTTACGGAAGACCAGCTAAAGCAGGCGCTGGACGCTGAACTGAAGACGCACAAGCGCCCGGCCATCGCCCGGCGTTTGCACCAGCGTTACTCTGCCATGCGGACGGCGCGGGAGCGTGTTGAGATTATGATAGGGCTAAAGAAATGACAGACCATGCAGCAGCCGCAGCAGAGGCACTGGAAAAGGTGATTGCCATGCTACGCGCAGGGCAATCACCAGAAGACTTAGGCCCGATGGTTATACTGATCGGGCGTATGATGGCTAGGCGAACCTAAGCCAGATATTGCGACAGCGCCGTAGCTGCTGCGCCGATGATGGCAAGCACGCCAGCCAGCTTGGCTTTCCAACCAAGGGTAGCCTTCGGCGCACTGTCCATAGGTATGATTTTGCCGGTGACTTCTTTTACGGCAATCTTCGTGATGAGGTTCTTTAAGTTCATGGTACTCTCCTTACAACCAAGCAGCGTACTTCTTGGTTTTCAGTTTGCGGTCATCAAGGCCGTGTGTGCCCCCGTTGATCCGCTTCGTTAGCGCCAGAATGGCAGCATCGTTGATGCCTTGGTCGCAGATGGACCATAGCTTATTTTTGTCAAAGAACCAAAGCGCACTTTCAAAGGCCAGTTCGGTAGCTACAAGGTCTGGGTTCGTCATCACGTCAGGGCGGTTCACGTACTTAGCAAACTCAGAATAGTTAAATTTTCCAGTGAGTTGTAAGGCTCCTCGCCCGCGAAAAGCGAAACCCTCGCCTGACGCTTCGTCGCCATTACCCATGCGGTTGCCGTAAACGCGGTTGGCAATCTTTGCAGGCTTGCGCTCGTAAGCGCGTGCCAGTGCGTCGGTCGGAAAGTACTTGCGGAAGATGCCGCGCAGACCTTTGGCGCCGTAGTTCAGGTTCTCGCTGAACGCTTTGAAGTTGCCCGACTCATGCGCCGTTTGAGCAAAGAAATGTGCAGCCCGATCAGGTGATAGTTTATAGTAAGCCGCAGCCGCCTTAAATGTACCCGGACCAAATGCGCCATCTGCGGTCACTCCGATTTTCTTCTGAAGGTTTACAAGGCTCATTTGTCTTTATCCTTATTCCAAAGTTCAAACAGCGTCTTGATCTTTTCTTCCGCCACGCCCAGCCGCACGTCCATCTTAGCAAGGATGATCGTAAGCGTGATGAACGCAAGGACGATGGGCCAAAGCTGGCCGATCATCTCAACGGTGGAAAGTTCGCCTGCCATTTACGCTGCCGGATTGCGCCAATCAGGAAAATCGTCTGCGTCAACCACGCCGTCGCCGTTGGCGTCGTAGCGTAGGTCGTTGCGGTACTTCTCCCACGGGGCCATATCGTCATCATCATCGTCATCATCCACCGTTGGTACCATCGCCGGTGTCAGTTCAAGCGGTGCTTCTGGTTCCGGCGCAGGCGCTTCTGGCTCAGGCTCTGCTTTGTCACGCGCATTAGCGTTGAGGCTCAGGCCGCCGAGCAGCCCGACAAGCGCACCGATGATGGTCTGGAACGCAGGGTTAATCATCTCAAGGATGGCAGTGCTGTCCACGACATCGTTTGGCATGAACAAGCCGGCGACAAGCGCCAGCACAACAACAAGGATAACCGCAGACAGCGTGACGATGGCAACGCGGATGACAAACTCAACGGTGTCATTGACGCCGTCTTGCTTGCTTTCAAAACTATTTAGGAAGTTCATCTTCTTTATCCTTTTTCTTCATAGGGCCGCTGCCCTGCCCAGCCATCAATCCTGCCAACGCGCCGACAATGAACGTTGCTATCGGGTTGATCAACTTAAAAAACTCAGCGTCGTTAGGGGACTGCCCTTCCATTGGCTGCGATACAAACACCAACGAGTATAGCACAGTCGCAACGATAAAGGTAAGTGTCAGCGACAGGACGATGCCGACGATGAACCGCAGCAGTTCCTCTGGCGACCATTCGCTAGTTGGCTTCATCTTCTTCGCCCGTCTTTATCAGCCATTCGGTGCAGTAGCCCATAGCGATGCACTTGGGCTTCTTGCAGATTTCCTGCTGCCAGTTCGCAGGGTCTTGGCAATCGTAGCGGTAGCGGTCTTGGCAGCCCATCAGCGCCAGCGCCGCTAGTAGTAAGCTGACTACGCGCATACGACTTCCTTAGCCGGCCTTTAACAGTATGCCGATCAACAGCAGAATGATTGTGCCGGCCACAGACATACCGATTTTTTCAAGACGCTTTAGCCGCGCGCAGATGCTCTCGTACCGGAACGTGCAGACCTGTTCGTGCGTGTTAAGCTGCGCTTGGGTTTCGTCGATAGTAGCCATTCTTAAATCCTAAAACTCTACTAAGGTGTAGTCGCTGTCGCGCATCTTCCGTTTCTTAGCGCGGTCTTGCGCCAATACGTTTTGCTGTGTGATAGGCGCCAGCGCAAAGTAACCGGGACCGCCGGGCTTTATACCGCCGCCGGGTTGGGCTGCACTGACAAGCGCACGCTTTGCCTGACCCTTAGTCATCTGGTTTGCAATGCCTTTTGCGGCTGTGGTAGTACCGGCGGCTATAGCGGTTGGTATCGGTGAAGCATATGCGCCTGTACCGTAAAGGGCGTTCTTTGCGACTGCTGATACGCTTCTCAAGTCCGCGCCAAACAAAGCTGCGCTAGGCGAAAAAGCGCCTAACGCCTGCAAACCTTTTTGCGTGATAGTGCCGTTGGCAGTCTTTTTGATTAAGTCTTGCGTCGGCTTGTCAAACTTAGATAGCTTGCGTGGGTCTTCGGCGATTTTTCTAAATTCATACCGCAAACCGCTTGCAAACGGTTTAGCGCCTTCTTGGCGCTTTGATGCGTCGGTGGCTTTTTTAAACGCGCCTTCTAATGTTTCAGTCCGATAGCCTCTTGCGCGGACGTCGCGCGCTTTCTTCAGGAACGCAGTTGCAGCAGCCGGGTCGCCAGAAGTTACTTGCGCGGGAGTTAAGTTATCCATGTAATTATCTATGGTATCGTCAAGCGCCGCAATTATCGCGCGTTCTTTAGGTGTGCCGCGGCCAGCGCCGCTCTGGGTGTAAGGAGTATCGCGGACGGACTTCCTAAACTCTTCCAGCATATCAAACGACATTGGCTTGCCAGATTGTAAACGAAACATTTTTACTACTTGGTTGACTAGCTTGTCCGTGACCGGGTTATATCGCATATTGCCTAATGTCGGGCCAATTGCAGCTTCCAAGTCCGTCATCGCCTGCGGCGCAATCTGGACGCCTTCAGCTTCCATTTGCTTGTACAGGTTAGTGGCTTCGTCTTTTAACGACGCCGCCGATACAGGCTTTGCATTAGGTCTAGCAATTTTATTGCCCGCTGTACCACCAGCCAACGAAAGCCCCGCTAACGCGTATGGGTTTGTGACATCAAAGTAGTTGGACGCGACAGATGGCGCGCCGCCGGCTGCTGCGCCAGCGACTGTCTGGCCGCGGACGTTCTGGCCCATATCGCGCATGAAGTTTTGCACGGGCTGCGACCCTGTCTTAAACAAGTTCTGCGCTGCTTTGCCTTGGCTGAAAGCGCCAGTGCCTGCTTCCAGCACATCACTGTAAACTTGTTCACCGCGCGTTTCAGGGCTTCGGCCAATACCAACGCTTTCATAACCCTTGCGGATAGTTTGCGAAGGTAACTCAGCACCATCATATCCAAATATCGACCCGCCTAAGTTGTATAATGCTGTACCGAGGTCGGCGACGCCTAACGATAATACGCCGCCCGCTGCACCTATGGGCGCGCCAAGGCCGCCGGTTGGAACGCCAGTAGCTAACGCGCCTACCCCCGCCGCCGTAGCGTAAGGTAACAGCGCGCCTGTAGTAACGCCGGCTATTTGCGTAGCTTTATCCAAGCCTGTGCGTGGCTTCTTGACAGGTGTCGAAGGGCCAGAAAGATGCCCTATAATTTCCGCGTCAGTATACCCCGCAGCGCGCGCGGCGGCAGTGTCGAACGCGTCTTCGCCAGCTAAGAAGTCAGCGATCTCTGCGTCGGTGTAACCCGCGCGACGCGCACCTTCGACATCAAACTTAGCCATGCTTACTTTTTCCTACGGAAAGAGTCGAGAGAAGGTTTACCTTTGGGCCCGCCAGTTGGCGTGCCGCGCTTTACGGGCGTTAGCCCTGCGCCACGTACAAGTATTGGCAAGACTATGTTCTGCCATTTTGCCAAACGCACGGACGCGGGGGTGTTTGCATTGGCTATGTCACCCATTGTACTAGCTATTAAGCGAACGTCAGCGTCTGAAATTTGCGCGCCTAACTTGCCACGCAGTTTTTCAAACGTCATGTTGTCTTTTAACGATTCTAGTTGACCTATCGCTATAGCCCCCGGCGTAGCGCCGCCGCCAATGCTTTCAGGTATAAAACCAACTATGTCCGCGCCTATTTTTTCTGCGCCGCCGCTGGTGGACGCTTTAATTAACGGCGAAACCGAGTCTTCGCCGGTTTTTGCGTCGTAATCAAACAACTCAAGAGTTTTTTGGAACCCTTTCTTCCGCTGCATTTCGCTGACAGTTTGCGGTTTGACCGTAGGCGTACCCGCGCCTGTAGCGGCAGGTGTACCCGCGCTTGGACGCGTAGGTGTGCCAGCGCCGCCGGGTATCTGCGCGACGTAGTTTTGCGTTTCGCGGGGGACGTGGTTAATCCATCCGTTAGGGCCGCCTTTAGCTATTGCACGGCGCACTGCGCCGGGGCCAGCATTGTACGCAGCCGCCGCCTTACGCTCGTCGCCGCCGAAGTCGCGCAACTGCTTATTAAAATAGGCTTCGCCGAGCGCAAGATTGTACGCTTCATCATTTTTAAGTCGGCCTATGTCATACGGAAGACCAGCCAACTTAGCCGCTTCAGGGGCTGTACCCGGCATAATTTGGGCAATACCGATAGCGCCCTTGGGCGAAGTAAGCGGGCGACCGTTGCGGTCAAACTGCTTACCGCGCGACTCCATACCTATCATTATTTTAAATGTTTCTTTACCGCGCCCCGGTGCGCCCATTGATGGTTGCGTCCCAACGGCTGCTGGCGGAGGAGGCGGCGTCATTAGCTGCTGGCCTGTGCCGGCGCCGACGGCGTATGGCGAGTCACCACCGGAACGAGAATAGACAGGATTCCGCTGGGCGGTGGCAAGATTTGCCGTTGGGTCGCCGACAATGGCTTCGGCGGAAACGCCGGTAAGCGGATTTGTGTTCATCAACGTGCCGTCAACAACGTTTGTTGTCATCTTAGTTTGTTCTGGCGGAGCGGTAAACCGGAACAGTTCTTGGCCTCTAGTGGGTGAACTAAAGTTAGAATCATAGAATACCGTAGCGTCGCCTACCTTTGACTCCTTCACTTCAGGCATGACATTTTTAAGCGCCGCGCGCGCCACTTCAGATTGCGAAATAAATTCTAACGCAAACAATTTACGGTCGTTTGCGTCGGGTATGTTTTGTATCTGCTGTAGCAGGGGGCCAAACTTTTCAGGGTCCATACCGACGCTGGTAAAAGTTTGCCCAACTTGGCTTAGGTTTGCGTCGCTAGGGTCGCGCAAGATTCCGATCAAGCCACCGCCTAACGCAGCCACTAACCTTTGTGGTTGTTCTGCGCCGAACTTGTCCACTTCGCGGCCTTCGCTAGCGACGGCGCGGGTTTCAGCGTTCTTTGCAAATTCCATTTCCTGACGCGTGCGCTCACCCTGAAGCTGTGCCGCGCGCTGTTGCGACGCCATGTTCATCATGTTTGCGTACTGCGCCGTCAGCTTCGACGGATCAGCAAGCTGCGGGCCGCGTGTTTGAAGGGCTATCATTTGGTTTGCCATATGTAAGGACCTTTAGCCAATTCTCATGATGTTGGAGTTGCGGGCTACCATTGGGTCTTGCCCACTAAAAGGGTTGTAGCCCTGCATAACCATTGACGGCGCGCCCGCCGTGGTGGTGCGCGCGGCGGTACTAGGGTTGTTGTTCCTGTAGTACTCCATCATGGCGTTGTTCATAGGCACCTGCGAGGCATAGCCTGCTACCTGACCCAAAGCGTTTGTTATCGCGTTAGCCCCCCCGACGTAACCAGACGCACGGGCTGCTCCAGCGTTTGTCAGCCCCCCGGCTTGTGCGTTGCCAACATTGTACGCGCCTTGCGAAGCAGCGTTTGCCAAGTTCATAGCGCCGCCTGAAACGGCATTGGCTACGTTGTACGCATTTTGTGCAGTGTTCTGACCGCGGGCCAACTCAAGATTGCCTACGTTGCCATAATAGTCAGAAGCGGTGCCGGCCATTGCGTTTGCACGCCCAAGTTCATTTCCTGCCGTCGCCTGACCAAGACCTAACGCGTTTTGGGCTGTCGCTTGACCAAGCCCTAAAGCCATCCCTGTCCGCGCGTTTGAGCGCCCAAGAGCAATATCAGCGTTAGTCCGACCACGATTCAAAGTAAGTCCCGCCGTAGCCTCACCAAGCCCTAAAGCGTTTTGGGTTAACATATTACCCCGACCTATAGAGTTCGCGGATGTCGCTGCTGCCCGCGCCAAAGCGTTCGCCGCGCTGCTTGAGCCAAGCTGCCCCGCAGCGCCCGTCATAGTATTTGCCGCTGACTGACCCGCGCCGGACAAACCGCCAAGCGTACCCAGACGCGCTGCGCGTTCAGTCTGGTAACGGTTGAACGCGTTGCTATACTCTTGGCTGGCTAAGTCTTGACCGAACCGCTGAATACCCTTTAGCGCGCCGCCAGACAATATGCCCCCGCGTGCAGACGCTGATCGGTCTAGACCCTTTAAGCCTTCTGATTGGCGGAAAGCATAGCCGGGGTCTTGCTCAAACTGGTCTGTGCCAAAAGAGCGCGCGTACTGACCGTAATCGGCGGCAGTCTTGTCGCCGCTAAGGCCCATAAGCTGCATAATTTGATCTTGAGCGAGGCGGCCATCATCAATAAATGGCCGCTGAAATTCGCCCTGCCGCTGATACGCTTGCTCATACGCATCTTGAGCAGTCTTATAACCCAAATCGGCGGCGGTCTGCGAGCCAGTAAACCCTGCTTCACCCGCCTTGCGCGCGGTGTCATACGCGGTGTCGTATGTCTCTTGAGCGCCGGTAAACGATGTATCATATGCTTTTTGCGCTTCGTCGTAGCCTTTATCAGACTCTGTCCGCGCGGCCCCATATGATAATGCGGCAGCCCTCTGCGCTTGCTCGAAAGCCTTGTCATACGCGGCTTGAGACCCGGTAAAGCCTTTACCGAGTTCGCCGCTTGTTTCGGTGAAGCGTAGACGCTCCAAATTCTGCGCTTGGAAGTTTGCTTCTTTCTGCGCCTGCTGCGCTATTGCTGCTGCTTCTTTTGCCGCTGCGACAGCTTCAGCCGATCCAGTACGCTGCGCTTCTACTGCCAACGCCGCTGCGCGCTCCTGCGCTTGTGCCGCCGCGGTAGCTGCTTGAGCCTGTGTGTCAGCCGCCTTTTTAGATGCTTTACTAGCGATTACACCGCCGCCAATCGCGGCTGTTGCTGTTATAGCTGCTGCTGCTGCCACACCCATTTTACGCTTCCTTCAGTTGTAAACGGTATGCGCTACCGTGATCTTGCGCGCCTAGGCGCTTATATAGCATGGAAATACGGGGGCCGGAACCCCTTTTACCTGCCTCAAAAAAGACTTCGTCAACACCTTTATTTTTTAACTCTTTAATTGCTTCGCGTTGCAGCTTCAACCCTAAACCGGGGAACTCTGGTGACGCAAAGAATGTAGTGTTTGTAGCGGATAAAATGTCAGGTGAAGTCAACGATGGCGCTATTAACGTCATCAGATAACCAAACATACGACCGTTACACCGCGCAGTCATTATCTGCATAGCGCCGACGCCGTCCAGCGCGCGCATAAGCGGCAAGTTTTTATTCCGCCAGTTGCCCGGTGTTTCGCCTACCTGAATAAGATGTTCGTCAAACAGATTGTCGGCGTCGCGCACCCAGCTATCAAAGTCTTCTGTCTGAAAAGTGACGCCTTCGGGCGGCTCATTAACCTTGGGCGCAAACGCCGTTATTGTCTGATGCTTGGCAACCGACGCCAACTTTTCCATCGCGGAAGCATATGCCGTGTAATGGCGCATCATTGCGGGCAAATTGATCTGGATGTTGGCAGGCGCCATACGCGCGTAGTGGTCAAGATCATGCGGTTGCTGGAGGCAATGCTCAAACACTGCCGCGCAAGTGTCTTCTTCATTCAGGCTGTCGAACGACACTGACAACACGTTGGGTAGCCGCGCCTCGATCTGGTCTAGGCTGCGGTCCAGCTTTAGCAGTATTGCGTCAAGTTTATCGCGGTCAAACTGCGTGCCGGCTATCTTCATCAGACTTTCGGCAACTTCGTCACGCGGACGGCGAACAACCAGAACGCGGGCGTTGGGTGCAAACTTGTCTAGCAGCCGCCACCAAGGCGCACCGGCTGTCTCCGCCGTGCCAATGTTAGGTTGCGAGAACCATGCCTGCACATCGTCAATGCTACGCATATGCCGTAACTCTTCGTGGCCGCACATCCATTCACCGTAAGTCAGAAACTGGGACAGCCAAGCTGACCGCGACCTAGGTAAAGAGAATACGACGAACGGCGGCATTAACTAATCTCGCGCCCCGACGCGCGCAAGTTGACTGCCGCTGCCGCTGATGCAAGCGTAGAGACAAACCCGCCGGATGGCAGGGTGTGACCTACGATCTCTGGAAAGGTGTAAGTCTCACCGGGTTGCAGCGTCCGCGTCTTGACGATCAGGTTGCTGTTGCCGGCGGCTTCGCTGACCGCTGCCAAGTTGACGCTGACGTTGACCATGCCGCTACTGAAGTTAGTAGCAGTGAACTTGTCAATAATAGTCGTGGTGCTGCTTGGCGACACATACTGCGTAGTCTGCGCGTTTTCCATATTCTTGGCAGGGATGATGTTTGCTGCGATAATTGGCATGGCCTATCCTATCAGGTTACGTTGCCGGTGACGTAGAAGGTTTCAGTGCCGACGCACAGCACTGTAGCGACGCCGTAGGCTGCAATGGTGCGGCTGCCGGTGGTTGCAGTGCCGCCGAGCCGTAGCGTCGTTCCCGCACCCTGTGTGAGCGTCACGGTGCTGGCGCTGCTGTTAACCACGTAAAACAGGTTTCCTGCTACAAACACGCCCGACGGGACTGTGGTGGTTGCCGACACGTACAGGTGCTTACCATCGTCCGAAGCGGCGGCAGTAGTGTTGAGGCTTTGCGGGACGCTGCGGTAGCCAACAGTATACGGCGTACCAACGCTGTCATTGACGGTTGACGCCGAAGCCAGACCTGTGATGGTCTTGTTTGTCAGCGTCTGCGTAGCTGTCAGATAAACGCCGTTCGTCACTGTGCCAGCGTTACCCGATATGTCGCCGGTGATAGTGACGCCAGTAATGGTGACGCCGGTGATCGTGCCGCCAGTGATAGCCACGTTGTTGGAGTTTTGGCTGGCGATGGTGCCGTAGGTCGCAATGTTATCGACGGTCCATTGCAGCACGTCAGTCGCGCTTTCCAAGACTACTTTGTAGCTAGTAGCTGTAGAGAACCACAGATTACATTCGCCGCGGGAGTCCAGAATAACTGGGTTGGTGTTGGGTGTAACACCCGACGCATCAGTGTATGTCTGCAACGGTGTTGTCGTACCGGCTGCGTAGGTATAGACCTTGCCGCCGACCAACGGGCTACCGTTAGCATCGAAGAATTGTGCTTTAGGTTGTGGAGCAAGAACAGTCATAGCTAGGCCTCAATTAAAGTTATCAGTAACCGTCAGGATAATGGACGGAATTGCGGGGACAGGAGCAGCAGCGCCCACTGCAAGAATTTGGCAATCTGTATCATCAGTAGAAAAAACCAGTTCAAAATAATCGCCTGCGTTTAAGTCTACCACATAATTCCATGCAGCGATAACTGCGGCGTCGCTTCCGGCTAAAGTTACTTTTCCAGCAGAGTTTGCCGCATTGACGCCATTGACACTATACCAGATATAAACGTGCTTGGCACTGGCAGATGTTTTGTTAAGCTGCGCGGAAAACTGAAAGTTGTAAGTGCCTATGCGGTCTACGTAAATGCGCGACGTAGGTGTGCCGATGTAGACGCCATCAGTTATGTCTGTGGTGTTAAACGTAATTGGATACGCCGTATTGATGACGGCGGCGGTTTGCGTGGTCGTGTCAAAGAACACGCCGTGGCGTTTATCTTCAAGTTGCGGTGTGTACAGTGGGGCCAAGTCCTGCCCCATAGACGAACTTGCTGCCGAGTTAGCTTGACCGCCGCCCGTCAGCGTAAAAAGGTTAAACAGATACCTGTACCACTCACGCGTCACCGTGCCGTCAGCCGCGTCCGTAATCGGGACGCGCGACGCAGGGATACGGGTAAGTAAGTCGTTAGGCATTTGTGCCGCTCAGTTGCAGTTCAGCGCCGGTCAAGTAAATACGGACAGGGTCACTGCCAGACACTTCGTAGACGCGGTCGCGCAGCTTCAGCGTCATGCCAAGCCGGCGCCATATGACGCGGGTGCCTGTTGCGCCGATCTTACCCATAGACGCCCAATGTTCGTTGGACCATGTATGGCCGCCATCGTCGGACCAGCGGAGCATAGCTTGCGGGTCACTTCCTTGGCCGTCGTTCAGGCCAACGCCTGTTTCGCACTCAAGCTGCAAGCTATGGTTTGCTGTACGCGTGAGATTGTTCTGGCCTGTCGGCAGCGCGCGCCACGACCGCAACCAACGCTGCGCTATATCGTTGTCCGCAAAAACGTTTAGTTCGAACGTGTAGATGTTGCCGTTAGCGTAATCACCGACGATGATGTTGCCTTGGAAGTTACACTGGCAGTTGCTGCGGTGGCGTGAGAACGCGCCACTAACGCCAGAAGGTGTAAGCGGCAGCACCGTGTAGAACGCTTCGGTATAGAACGATTCGGCTTCAAATGCACCTTCAGTCGGCGCAAGGGCGGAGTAAGATGACCGTTGATGCCACGCGCCCGTAGCCGCGTCATATACCCAAGTTTCATCTGCGGACGGGAACGACAGGACGTAGAACGCATGGCCGTCCTGCTGGTAGGTGTAGCCTACAGCGTCGCTCATATCTAGGTAGTTTTGGATTTGCCATTCAATTGCGTGCGTGGACACGCGCTGTGCATTATAGCCAGCGGCTCGGTAAACAACACCTTGGCCGCGCGCGTCAGCACCCAGCCAGAACACGGTGTTGTCCATCTTGGCAATGGAGTGCGGCGCCGCGCAACCAATTTCGTTGAACGCGCCTTGGATCGGCGACAGCGGGAAGTCTAGACCGCCGGAGTTGTACCACACTTCGGTGGAGTCAGTGCCAAACACCCAACATTCGCGGTGGTCTACTAGTATGCCAACAACGCCGTCAGGGCTACCTTCGGCGCTGGCAAACTCTAGCGGGTCAATCTGGAAGCCATCAAAAAGCTGCGTTACCCAAAGTTTCTGGCTATTAGGCTCGTTAAACACAAAATAGCCGTCGAGATACCCAACAGTGACCGCGCCCGGAAAGTCAGGGTCAGTGATTTGCCCAAACGTGTTGGTAGACTCGTCGTAAATAAACGCATCAGGATTGCAGGCGAAGAATATCTGTGTGCCGTTGTCAGCGATGGACACAGGGCCAGTGCCGGTTACGTCGCCCAGCTTGACAGGTGTTCCAGTAAGGCTGGACAGTTTGTAGACTTCAAAGCCAGACACAACGTAAAAGTCATCGCCGCGTGTCTGGTGTGCCCACAGCCCGCGGATCGGGCCTTCACCTACGGTTTGTTGAAGCTGCAAGCCGGGGCAACGCTGGATAAACGCAGGCTCTATGCCGCCTTCTGGCACCACTTCGGGAAACAAGTTTACCATGCGTGCGTTGGCAGCGTTTATTGAACGGGCCACATACGCGCTGCCCAGTATGGGCGTCTTCATTAGTAGTTTCCTGCAAAAATGTTATACCGCTGGCGCGATGCAATAAGGCTGTATGGCATCGACATGATGTCATCAGGATTGTTGATGCGCTTCAGATTGCGCTTGGAATACATAGCTATGCGCTGAACTTGTGGCGACGGCTCTTCGCCAAACTCAGGCGCTAGTTCGCACGCTAGATTATAGCGGAACGCACGCAAATAGCCGGGCGGGAACGAAAGGACTGTGTCAAGCGTTGCAGGCTGCGTCAGTTCTTCGACCGAAATAAAATGCCATTCTAGATCGCGCGTGGGGCGCGGGTAGATAAACATTTCAATGTCAGGATACGTCATGTTGGTAAAGATAACCTGCGGGAACGTAGAGGACACGGTCTTGACCGCGATGCCATCATACTGCTGCTGGTTGATCATTTTAATGCCGTAGCTAATACCAGAGCTAGGGTCTTTGAAATACGTAGCGTCATCCAGCAAGATAGGACGGTTGCCAACAAAGTTGCCGGTTGGCCCAAGCGTGCGGCTAAGTACGCCAGAAGGCCATGTGAAGACTTGGTCTTGTGTCGAGAAGACAGCGAGGCGCTCAGTGTTCCAGCTATCAATCATCTGGTTCATGGCGCGCAGTGCGTCCTGCGACGTTTCAGCCGATGGAGTTTCGCCTTCTGCTAGAACACCTAGAAGTCTAAGCGAACCGTTGATTATTTCACCAGCCGTAGCCATGCCAAAATCCCCATAAAACTATTAAAAATGGACGGCCCGAAAGCCGTCCAAATTAATTATGCACAGTGAATGACTGCAAAGTTAATCACTACTGCTTCTGACAGCGAACCGCCAGAAATGTTGCGTAGGCTGATGCTGACAGTGCCAGTACCCAAATTGTTTGCAAACACGTTGTATGATCCAGCGGTTGCTTGACCACCAGAGATAGTAAGAATAACAGTGTCATTTGCAGAAATGAAGCTGTTGTTCAACGTAAACGTAGCGTTAGTAGCAGTGTT